CAAAAAGCATTGATAAAGAAAGAAAAGCAGAGGATCACTATCCAAGTGTTGGTGATATACTTTTTATGTGCGGTGATCCAAAAACTTTTAGTGGACACAAGTTACAACATCCACCAGAGGTTGGTGATATATTTTTATTTCCATCTTGGCTTACACATATGGTTTATCCGTTTAGAACACCAAACGAAGAGAGAAGATCTGTATCATTTAATTTAAGATTAGTACCAAAGGACGCAACACTTACAGTTGATGACAAAAATATTTAAAACTACAGTTTTTACTGAGGATTTTTACAGTTTTGTGATACCTGATTTTGAAAATATTCAAAAACAGATTAAACAAATAGTTCTAGTTGAGGATAATAAAAAAATACATGGAGTTGATACCTCAGCAGACACGACAATTGATGATAACAAAAAAAGACAAAATAGAACTGGTTGGAATTCTCATCAACGGTATCCTGCATTAAACAATGTTTGCAAAATTATTTCTCATAAAATACGAGATTTTGTTAATGAAGAGGGCTACGATGTGCCAGGACTTTTGGTCGACGATTGTTGGATTAATTGGTATGGTAAGGGACACAATTCTTTTCCTCATCACCACAGTGCACATATTTCAGCAGTTTTATTTGTAGATGTTGAAACCAGTAATGCATCTTTTTGTTTTCACGGCAATAGAAATTTAGTGTTACATAAAAAAACAGATCAAAATGTAAACTACAGTAACATTGTAAGTTTGAAAGCAACAAATGGCACTGTAATTTTTTTTGATGGACATTTGTTACATTCTGTAACTCCAAATATGACAGACAATACTAGAATAACTGTAGCTATAAATTATTCAGTAGACTACCGAAGAACCGCAAATGAATATTAACAAAGTTCCTATGGTGAGAATTACTTGGTTGGATGCACGTGATATGGAAACTGGTTGGTTACCTATAAAAGACATAGTTAATGCACCGTTGGCCGTGTGTCAGGAAGTAGGATACATGGTTGTAAATAATGACGATAAAATTGTTATTATGCGATCTTGGTGTGTAGACAAAGAAGATAATCATGGTGGTGGTGCGATAGCCATACCAAGAGGGTGGGTTAGAAAAATAGAATATTTACAAGTAGAATATGCAACACAATAAAGATGCCTGATTTACATGTTTTAGATGGAGGGGTTGGTAAACACATAATGTTTACTGCTTTGATCGACAAGTTGTACGAAAAAAACAAACAAAAATTAGTTATTAATTCTGCTTATCCAGAAATATTTACTTACTCACCATATGTTGCAGATTCAAGAACAATTATAAATGAAATTATTTTTGACACTTACTACAATTATTTTAGAAACTATGATAACATTTTTCATTATGATCCTTACAAAAGTGATTTTTTAAAAGGACAAAAACATGTTTTAAAAAAATGGGCTGAGATGTATGAAATAGAATTAGAAAATCACAGACCAAATTTTACAATAAATACTGAAAGAGAAGTTGAATTATTGCCTCACATACAAAAAATAAATAAGTTTGTTTTATTGCAATTTACAGGTGGACAAGGCGTAGTGACAAATCATTATGACAAAAACAATTTTGGAAGAAATTATAAATATGGTCAAGATTTAATACACTTGCTACAGGAGCAATATCCCACACACATTTTTATTGTGTTTGGCCATGATAATGAAAGATCAGAATATATTGGTGAAACAAAATTTAATGACCAAGGCGGTTCGCCTTTATTTAAAAACAGAGAAGATTTTATGATATTATCTAAGTATTGTGATTTTTTTATAACTATTGATAGTGCCTTACATCACATGTGCGCTAATAAAAGTTTTAATAAAAAAGGTATAGTGTTGTGGGGAACAACCAAACCAGAAATTTTTGGGTATCCTGATTTAACAAACATGATTTCTGAGTACCCATATTGTGTAGAAATTTCCCCAGATAAAATAGTTGACGCTAGTATTAAATTAAATGACTGATAACACTCTTAATGTTTTGTCTATAGACACTGATTATGTGCAATCTCCAAGACATTTTAATGATATAATTAAATTTTTTCTTAATTATATAAATGATTTAGATGTTAAGAATATTGTTTTTTCTCAAGTACATGCAAATATATTTTACACACTTGACCCTCTTTGTAAAAGAAAACAATTAATTGATTTAGTTACGATAGATCATCATCATGATATTTGGTACCAACAAGTTCCAATAGATTCTTACAATTCAGGAAACTGGCTTGGATACTATTTAAATAAAAAAAATTTTATTAACAACGCATATTGGCTAGCAAACTATGACTCAGATAGAAATAATCATAATGATTTAGTTACAATAACCTATGATATTAATGAAGTTAAATTTAAAAAATTTGATTACGTATTCGTCTGTAACTCTCCTAACTATTCAAATATATTAAGTGAAACAGCTTTTGAAACTTTAATAAATATTGTTAAACATACAAAAGAGTGTGAAAAATTTAATTTTTATAAACCCAACTTAGTTAATCATTTTTCAAAGGAGATAATAATTAATGACTAAAATATTTATTGGCACACCTTGTTATGGGGGCATGATTACGGCAGATTACTTTAAAAGTTGCCTACAGTTAACAGCTTTAGCAGCGACTAAAAAAATAGAATTACAGTTTGGTACAATTGGTAATGAATCATTAATTACAAGAGCACGAAATACTTTAGTTCAACTGTTTATGGACGGTGACTATACACATTTGCTGTTTATTGATGCCGACATCGCCTTCAATCCTAAATCTGTTTTTAGAATGCTGGAATTAAACGAAGATGTGGTTTGTGGTATATACCCTAGAAAAACTATTAACTGGACTAAGGTTATTAAAAAAATAAAAGATAATCCCAACATTAACGAAAACGAGCTCATGGCAACCTCCTTAGAATACAACCTTAATTTTAAAGACCCTAATCACATTGAAACTAAAAATGGTTTTGTACAAGTCATGGACGGAGCCACTGGTTTTATGTTAATTAAAAGATCCGTATTTGAAAAAATGGCAGATAATTATCCAAAACTTAAATTTATTCCTGATCAGCACATTGGCAGCTCTCACGATAAAGAATTTAATTACCACAAAACTTCAGATTGGAACTACGCATTTTTTGATACAATGATCGACAATGATAGATATTTGTCTGAAGACTACGCTTTCTGCAGATTGTGGCAGAATATAGGAGGAAAGATATATGCTGATATATCCAGTGGTTTAACCCACTACGGCAACTATTCTTTTAAAGGCAATGTTGGAACACAGTTTAAACTTAAATGAAGTATCATTGGATCTCAAAAAATATTATTGGTTGTCATAATTTTTTACCACCTTTAATACTACAAAATATTAAAATAGATCTTTTAAACAGTAGAACTAAATTCTCAGTGCCTAGTTGGGGAGACAAAGATGACAAAGTAAGTCAACTACAGTTTTACAGTGAGAACTGTGGTTCTTTTGATTATTGGATAGACCAGGATGAGTTCCCTCCTGAAACACCTAATATCACTAAGCTAGGTGATTGGTTTTATCACAGAGGACTAGAAAATTTTATAGCAGAGTCAGATCGTAATAGTGTCTTTAAATTTTTGGAAATGAAAACAAAAAAACATGATATTCACGTGTGCGCTTACAATGACGGAGGATATTATGGCTGGCACATGGATAATCTGCCTTTTTTCACTTTTAATTTAATTTTAAACGAAGGGGACAATTTAGAGGGTGGAGACATGCTCTTTATGGACGACGGCAAAATTATAGAAATACCTAATATGAACAACTATATGGTTGTTTTTCCAAGTTACATAAGTCACTCAATAAAGATAATTAAATCAAAAAATGGCAAGGATGTCCCTTTTCCTCAACAAAGATTTAGTATACAATATTGGACCAAATGCAGCTAGTAGACTTAAAATTTTTACCTGGTATTGACAAACAAGATTCTGCCTATTCAGCAGGGGATCAACGTAAATACATAGATTCAGATTTTGTACGTTTTCACTATGGCAAACCAGAAAGATGGGGAGGTTGGAGATTTTTACCCAACCCAAATGTTACAGTAGTTGGTGTCGTAAGAGACAGTCATTCATGGATAGGTCTTGATGGCACTAGGTATCTAGCTTTAGGCACAGACAGAAAGCTTTATATTTATTCTGAAGGTAAAATTTATGACATAACACCACTTAGAGAAACACAAGCTTTAACTAATCCATTTGCAACATCAAGTGGTTCTGCAACTGTGACTGTAACAGATTCTGGTCACAACGCTGAAGTAGGTGCTTTTGTTACATTTGACAACGGATCTGCCACAAACGTGGTTGATGGTATAGATTTTAATGCTGAGTTTGAAATACTTACAGTGCCTACGAACAACACTTTCACAATAAATGCGGGCACTAATGCCTCTGGCACTACGGCTGCTGGTGGAGGCTCAGTAACTGCTACATATCAAATAAATCCTGGACCAACATCTTCAACTTACGGATATGGATGGGGAACTGAGACATGGGGGGCTAGCACGTGGGATACAGCAAGATCTTCTTCTAATGTTGTCGTTGCGGCAAGAAACTGGTCTTTAGATAATTTTGGTGAAGACTTAATTGCAACAGTTTTAGATGGTGGCACATTTATTTGGGACACTTCAGGGGGTTTAGGTGCAAGAGCCACCGCTTTGTCAAATGCACCCACAGCATCAAGATTTAGTTTGGTATCAACAGACACAAGACACCTATTAATATTTGGAACAGAAACAACAATAGGAAATACCGCTACACAAGATGATTTATTGCTTAGATTTTCAGACAGAGAAGATGCAACTGATTACACACCAGTAGCAACAAATGAAGCAGGATCTCTTCGTATATCTGATGGATCAAGAATAATAGGCGCAGTAAAATCAGCTGGTCAAATCTTAATTTGGACTGACACATCTTTACATGGTTTACAATTTGTAGGAACACCTTTTACTTTTGGTCTTCGTCAACTTGGAGCAAATGCGGGTTTAATAGCACAGCACGCAGCTATAGAGGTAAATGGTATTGCTTATTGGATGTCTGATAATGCATTTTACTTGTATGATGGTGTCGTTAAAAAAATGCCATGTTCTGTACAAGATTTTGTTTTTGACGACATTAGTTATACGAATAAAAATGATATAGCTGTCGGTCTAAACACTGCATATAATGAAATTATTTGGTATTACCCATCAGCTAATGCAACTCAAATAGATAGGTCTGTTGCTTATAACTATTTAGAGGGTACTTGGTATACTAATTCTTTAGGTAGAACGACTTGGCTTGGAGCATATGTTTATGAATTACCCATAGCTACAGAGTACAGCACATCCACCACCGCTAACGCCACATCTATTCTAGGTTTAACTGCAGGGGCTTCTTTTGTTTATGAACACGAAATAGGTAACAACCAAGCAGATGGCTCAGCAATAACTGCTTTTTTAGAAACTGGATCTGTAGAGATAGCAGACGGTGATCAATTAATGTCTGTAAGTAAGTTAGTACCAGACTTTGACAATTTAACTAATACGATGACAGCTACTTTAACTTTAGAACAATACCCACAGTCATCTGCAAATGTAACAACTTCAGGAAGCATTACTAATACCACTGAAAAAATTAATGTTAGAGGTAGAGGTAGAGCGGTAAAAATAAAATATCAAACAAACACTGTTGATGATACACCTTGGAGACTTGGTTCTCAAAAACTACAGATAAGACCAGATGGCAGGAGATGATTTATATCAAAGACGATTGCCTTGAAGAAAAAGAAATACAACAATTAAATACATTACTAACTCATCCTCATCATAGGGAGTGGGGAGAAGGCCTTGTTCGTGAGCTATCTTCTGAACATAACATTGTACAAAAAATAGCTAGTCTTATAGACGATACAAAATTTGCAAATGTGGAATATTGTAATATTACAACTTATTCAAAAGATAGTGCAATGCACTTTCACAAAGATGCTACAAGAGAAGAAACAACTGGCACCTCTGTAACGTTTATAAATGACGATTTTCAGGGTGGACAAGGGGTAGTGGAAGGAGTTACAATAGATCCTTTAGTGGGCAGAACTTACTATTTTGATGGACAAAAATTAAGACATGGAGTTTTAAATGTGATAAAAGGAGTGAGAAAAGTTATATTAATATGGTACACAAATGGCAAAAATAACAATAACTAGATTACCGAACGCTACGCCAGAATATGATGCTAGTCAATTTGACCAAATGATAAAATTATTAGATCAAATAATATTATTATTAAATACGAACTATCAACAAGATTTAAAAGAAGAATCAGAGTCGGAGGGTTTTTTCCTTGGCTAATACATTTAAAAGCTCAATGGTTGATATGACATCAACAGATTTAACAACCATATTAACGGTGCCAACAGCTGACCCTGGTGCTACACCACCTGTGCCTCCTACAACTGACGTAATTAAATCTATTTTAATTTGTAATGACTCAGGAAACACTACACTTGTAGACTTAGAGGTGCTTAGATCCTCTGCTACTTTTGAATTATTTAAGGCTAAGAGTGTTGCAACAAATACAACAACAGAATTATTATCTCAGCCTTTAGTTTTACAAGAATCTGATGTTTTAAAAGCACAAGCTAATGCTGCTAACCAAGTTCACATTATTGTAAGTTTTATGGAGGTTACAAAAGGTCAACTTTAGAAAGGTAAAAAGAATGAAGTTACAATCACTATTTATTACACCTGTCATGATGACAGAAGTTAATGGTCACGGTCACTTAATAGACAGACTTTACGAAATAAAAGCAAGAGATGAAAAAGGTATGCCAAGATCTAATATAGGAGGCTGGCACAGTAACGATGAGCTTTACAAAGATGAAGAATTTAAAAGCACAGTAGGTGATATATTATTAAAAGCTAAAGAGTGCTTTGACCATTTAGATGTGCAAGATAAATACGTTCCAGAAATGACAGGTTTGTGGGGCATGATTAATCCTCCAGGATCTAGAAATAATGTCCACACACATCCTTACAA